GAACCATTTCCGTCTAGTTGAACGAATGGGTTAGAAACCATACCGTAGCGAGTCTTGAAGCCAATCTTAGGCTGGAAGCTCTCTGGATCAACTGCACGAACCAACTGTAGTGGAACGTATGGGCAGTAGAATAGACCAGCGTCGAATGCGGAAGCACCCTTATAGCCAACCATGAAGAATTGGTTGTTACCACCGTTACCTGCATATGGATCAACATATACACGGAAACGACCGTTTAGAACACCTGCGAAGGTAGTTGATGCTTCATCGATTGCTAGACCTTTGTTTGCTTCTAGAGCTGGAGTGTAATCTAGTACACCTGCCATTGCTAGAGCAGAAGCAACATCAGAAGAACAAACGATAAAGTTACCCTTACCACGACGTGTTTGCTGAGCAATTACGTTAGCATCACGTTCGATTTGGAACATTAGTCCCTTGAACTTTTCAACGCTCCAACGACCATTAGCGTCAACGTCTAGGTCAAAAGTACCTGCTGATGCTGTACCAGCTTGTGCACCTGGCTTAGCAACTTTGTAAACAGTACGGATGACTTCACGGTTGATTTCAGCAAGAATCTCAGTTGAGAGAATGTTGCTTAGTTCGCCTTCAGCATCTAGACCATGAACGCTCTTTAGATCTTGAGCAAGTTCAATAGTGTATTCTGCTTTTAGAGCACGGCTCTTAGCAGTAACACTGGTCTTTTCGATTGAGAAAGACATCTCGTTGAAAGTACCGTCACCAGTACCACCAGCGCCTAATGCTTCAGCAGCAGCGGTTGTTAGACCAGTACCGTTGGTAGCATTGTTAGCTGTTGGTTCACCAGTTGAGTGAGTACCTGTACCAGAGAAATCTGTATCTGCTTCGTTGAAGAGAGCTTCAGTACCATTTTGTGCACTGTAACGGCTCTTCATTGCGAAGATTAGACCTGTTGGTTGTGTCATTGGCTGAACACCGCAGATGTCATAAGCGATCATCTGTGGCATTGCGCGACGGACTAGGCTGATTAGAACTGGGTCGTAACCTGCCATTTGTGCATTAGTACCAGCACCGCCAAGAGCGATACCAGAACCACCTGCGTTAACGTGAGTACCAGTTTCGAAAAGTGCTGACTTTTCTTCTTTAAGAGCCTTTTCTTGGTTCTCTAGAAGAACTGCAGTAACTTCCTTACGGTAGTTGTCTCTAATTCCTGGCAGAGAGTCATGCTCTAGGATTGGCTGCCATTTCTTTAATAGATCTTGACGATTCATTTTACTTAACTCCTTGGGTTGATTTACTTCTTAATGGAATTCAAAACTTGCAAGTATGACTTAATAGATGGATCTACGATCTTATCTTCAGTCAAGGTAACAGCTTCGTCGCTAACGACAGAAGATACTACGCTACTTGTTGTCTTCTTATCACCGAAATAATTTTCGCGAATAGTCTGAAGTTTTGTTTTAAATGTTTCTTGATTTTCGTAAGATAGTTCTTCAGCTAGACCTTTGAACTTCTCAACTTCTGTGTCGGTTAGACCAGATGTTGCTTCTTCAATAGTCTTTTGACGAGCCATCTCATCAAGAGTTTTATTCAACGCAACATTCTTTTCAGTAGTTTCGTTTAGTTTATCCTCAAGAGTTGCAATATGCTGTTCCATTTCTCCTAGAACATCATACTTCTCTTCAGGAACGTCGATGTAGTGCTCTTCAAATAGACCTTTTAGACCACCAACAAAACTTTCAAGAATGTCAGACTTCATACCAGATTCAAGGGCAATTTCATTTTGTTCCATCCACTGCTCGACAACGTAGTCGAGATATCCATCAACCTTTTCAACAAGACCCTCTTTTACTTGTTCAACTTGTTCTGCAAGTTGAGTTTGGTATTCTTCTTCGATACGTGCTAGTTCTGACTTAACACGTGTCATAACTGCAGCTTCAAAGATTGTTTCTGCTTTCTGACGGAATTCTTCTGAGAAGCCTTCTTCGCCATTAAATAAAGCATCTACGTCTTCTTTGACGCTCTTTAGATGAGATCCTTCTGGTGCGGATGCGCCAGCTGTAACTTTGTTAGCGGTCTTAGAAGTACCACCTTCAGCAGCTTTCTCATCAGTTACTGCGTTTTTCTTATTCTCTGGATTATCTCCAGCGACAGAGGTAACGCCATCGGTCTTACCGTTAGCAGCCTCTTCATCTAATTCTTCTTCTACTACTGTAGTTTCGCTGTCTAACTCTTCGGCAACAGTCTCTTCAGCTAATTGAGCTTTTTTAGATTCTGCCAAGAGTTCAGCAATTTTTTGTTCGATAGACATCTGTAATCTCCTATTGGAATGATTCTCTAATAAATTATTTATAAGTTATTTGATTTTACTTAAAAAGTATTCAAAAGCACGAATCTTCGCTTCCACCAATTGCTTAGAGGATGCTTGTTTAATTGAATGCTTTACAGCATCAATGTGCTTCTCCACAAAGTTTCCATCAACGTAAATCCATTCTTTACTTTCCATAACTCCACGGACGAAAGCCTCTGGAGCTGAAGGGTCGGCTACGATGTCAGCGGCAGTAGATAACATAAAGTCATCCTGTACTACTTGGACGCCTTCTTCGTTTTCTTTTAGAGAACCAAGTGCTCTACTAGAAACTCCAAGATTAGCGCCACCGTCTAACAATCCTTTAGCAATCTGACCCATTGGTGTGTCAAGAATTTTTGCCTTACCAACATAGTTGGTTCCCTCTTTTTTAAGAGAGGTGATTAAATGAGAAACTCGCTCTAAATTAATGGAAGGGTTTTCAGGATGTCCCAGCTCTCCATATGCACGATTTTTCTCAACGTATTCTTTAATGTAACGATCGACTTCTTTATCCATAATGTCTTCTGAATACATACGACCATTACGGTTTACTAATTCTGATTGAAGGAAGATACCTTCAATAAAATATTGTTTACCCTTGCCGAGTTTTTCCTCAACAATAAGTTTTGGTGTCTCGATAAATTCTCTAATTAGTTTCATTTTAGCTTCCTACTGCGTTAGGATTATCATAAGAACCAAATCTAACTGGTTCGAAAGGAGTATTATATCCATCAACTTTCTTTAGATGCATAACAATACTTCCAGGTCCAGTAAAAGTGGCAATAATATCATGCGTTGATTGATCAGTTATCGCCCATTCGGCTTCGACGAACTGATTATTTCCATATAGATCAGCAACAGTTACTGAGTTTCTTTGTAGTTTGATGTTATCATTAGTGCTAGTTAATACAGCAGTAATGTAAACAGTTTGAGTTGCGCCAATTGTTTCATTGGTCATTTTTAAATCAGTCTGTAAATCAATAGTAGCTGCGTCTGCTGCAGTTGTTGCTACGATTCTAACAATAGCATCAGTTGTAGTTAATTTTGTAACCGTTTTTGTAGCTGCCATTTTATTCCTCTGTTAACAAATCTATCACTTGTAGAAAATTCTCTTTATTTTCCCTCATATAATCCAACACTTCTTTTTGATCTTTCAATATATTATTTAGATATTCCTGTGTATGCAAATCGATAACTACTTTAGAGCCATCAGCTAACACATAATCAATTTTATCTTCAAAAATGCAATCATGTTTGTTTAATTTTCTGATTGCTTGAACTGTTGAATCAACGGTAAAAACCTTAGAAGAGGCGAGATCAATATAATGTTCTAGTATATTATCTGTAACTTTTATATTGTGCTCTTCTTTTATTATTGACGCGATCTTATTTTCTAACACTTCTTCATAGATATCTTTAGACACTTCTTGTTCGATATATTGTAACTTATTTTGTTGTCTAAGGTAAGATCTCGCCTCATCTAAGGTCTTGAACTCAGTTTCAACATTGCTAATAAAGACTTTACCTTCCTCTGTTAAATACAATGGAATGTTAAATGCAGAGCTCTGTTCTACAATTTTCTTCTGTAGAACAGAACCCTTTACTTTATTAGCGAATTGCTTAAAATACATATTAGATTATTTGGTTTTAGCTTTTTCAGCTGCTTGTTTTTCAGCACGCTTTTTAGCAGCCAAAGCCTCTAGACCAGGATTAGTGAAAGCTCCTTCTTTCATGTCTTCCTTCTCGTCTTCATCTTCATCATCTTCTTTTTCATCTTCTTTCTCATCTTCGTCTTCTTCTTTGTCTTTAGCCTCAGCTACTTGAGAAGCGAACATATTTTTAGCAACTTCTTGTCTGAATGTATCAAGTTTAGTAGCAACTTTATCTGCCATAATACCCTCAAACGCTGCTTCAATCTCTAAGGTTTTCCCAGAGTCAATTGCATCAATTAGTTGTCTTGCGTTCATTTCTGATCTCCTGTTTGTTGTTCCTCGTCTGGCATATACGCTTGTTGAGTTTGCGCAGCCATACCTTGTTGCATACCAGCCATCATACCCATACGTTCAGCATGGTCTAAGTGTTCTTCCTCTTCTTCTTCAATCTGACTTTCAATTTCTTCAATTTCTTTTTCAGATTGTCTAAGGATATTCTTTCTAACCCATTCTTTAGAATAGTATTTACCAACCATCTGATTTTGTTCTAACATCATTAGAAGGTTAATTCTATTTGTTAGAATTTCAGAATCTTTTAATTCAGCATAGTAGTTATCTTTATGGTAACTAAACTTGATAAGAGGAAGCATATCTGCCCACTCATCATCACGAATAATACCTTTAGCTACTAACTGAATCTTTAATGCGTCAGTAAATAAACTTGTAAATCTCTTACGAATACGTTGGATGAATTTATTAAATTTAACTTCATCTCTAGTAATCTCGCTGCTCTTGCCAAGATTAAATCCATTATCGGATTGCATTCTAGTAGCAGGAACATTCAATGCTTGATATAGTTTACGTTGGAAATATTCAATATCTTGAATTTCTCCAAGATTGGTGCCTCCAGGTAGAGTAGTAATTTCAGTACCCTTACCACCTTCACGACGTGGCATCCAAAAATCTTCAAGCATCGACATATGTTTTCTGTCGTCACGAACTTCGCCAGTACTAGCATCATACTGTATCTTATTGCGAAACTTATTCATAATATCATTGACGTATTGCTCAGCTCTAATCTTAGGCAAGTTACCTACGTCAATGTAAAAAATTCTACGCTCAGGTGCTCTACTAATACGATAGATAACCAAAGCATCTTCCATAAACTTCAACTGGTTAGTTGGCTTAATTGCTTTATGCAAATAACTTAAAACCATACCAGTGTTAGAATCTAAGAATCCAGAATGAGCATATATTACAGAATCTATAGAGAGTTTAACTCCCTGAACATTATTCTCTGTAATACCTTTATCATTATAGATATAGTATTCCTCAACTTCTTTAACAACCTCAACACCGTTAGGTTGTCTTTCCTTCTTAATATTCTTGACCTTGCGAATCTTTCTTGGGTCAATATAACGAAGTTCTACGATACCTTCTTTAACTTTATTTGGATCAATCAGTATATGATAGAATAATCTTCCATCAACATACCAAGATCTAAAGATATCATGCGATCTAGTTTGAAAATCTAATAGCTGAAGAACAGTAGAGAACTCTTCTCTAATTTTAGACTTGATACCAGTTGATACTTTTAAGTCATCTAAGACAATATCAACTGGCATCTTGTTTTCATCTGCTACGATCGACTCATTAACAATATCTTCAATAGCGCTGTCTACATCTGCATACTGTGCGATTTCACGGTAACGACGGATTAGATCATTTTCATTTTTAATGATCGAATCCATATCAAGCACCATGCTATAATAAGCAGCAGCACTTGATATGGTCGTTGCGCCATCGTCTTGAGCTGGAGCAACTACACTAGGTACTTGCTTCTCAATACTCTTGCGCTTTATCTCAAAGCCAAAAAACTCAGCCATACTATAAAATCCTCAAGTTATAATTAGATACGAATTGGTAGCGAACCAATAGGTGTGTCAACAGATACATTAACTCCAATGCCACTGCTAGTAGCTGTATTAGATGTCCAGTAGTTGTATTGGAACTCTACTGTAAATTCTTCAACAGCGTTAGTTGTGTCGAAGTTCAATTCAATTGCGCCGATACTAATTGGATACGCATCAACAAACTTGTAAGTTTTAACGATAGCACCGCTACGATCTAACTGATGAACTGTTAGGTCGGTTTGGTATTCACGTGGGTTAGTTCTACCGTTTGTTGTTGCTAAGTTTTGTACTCCATTTGACCATACTTCCATCGCATTGCGAATAGTAAATGTAGTGTCATTTAGAATAGTTACTGACCATGGGGCGAAGGTACGCTCACCAGCTACGTTAACAACACGACCACGATAGTTTAGTGGGATGTTCTCAACGGTTGATGCTGGCAACTGAGCACCTTTACACATAAACTGCGCTTGTTGCCCTACTAAAACACCAGCGGTAACGTAAGATGGGAATGATAACTCAACTCTAAATTGGTTAGCACGTGCACCACCTCCGATAAGCTGCGCTTTAAAATCTGAAATGTTTGCCATTTAAATCTCCTGTTGTGACTTCTTTATATTATTTATCCACCAATTTCATCAAAGTTTACAGCTGAACGAGCAGCTACAAAGGTTAGAGTAATGAAGTTGATAGAACGGTTTGGTTTGATAAAGATTTCAGCAACAAACTCGTTACGGTCAACGACCTCAGCTGTATTGTTGGAATCGTCACACTTAACACGGAAATCTATAATACCA